CAGGCTGCAAGACAACGCCGCCGCGCAACTGTAGAAGCGCGTAGATTACGAGGCGCAGCAGTTAACGTGGCTGCTCAACGAGGATTTGGTGGGGCAATAGGGGCGCAAGGAAGTACTTTGGCAGGAGTACAAGGTAGTATTCAAAGCCAACTTAATTATAATAATGCATTTATTAATAGGACCACTGAATTAAACGCTCAGATTAGAAGTGCCTTTGGTGAAGCAAGAGATATTGCTAGTAGACCAATTACGGCTGGCTCTGGGTTAATGGCATTTGGTTCTTTCTTATCAACTGCTGGAGCATTTACAGCAAAATATAGTGGAAGGATTAGTAATATGTTAAGTTCAACACCATCTACAATTGATGCATACGAATACACCCAATACGCCGAACCTCAAGAATAATACGTCATAGATTAGGTAGAAGTTAATGATTGACGAAGATTTAATTGAAACTAACAATGAAGAGTTAATTCCAGATTCTGAAGAATTTAATTCTCCAGAGTATAACGATTTAACAGCATCATTGGGAGCTATTGCTACAACGCCATTAACTTTAAATGCTAATGATACTTATCAATCTTATATTAATAGTTATAATTCTATAATTAATATGTTAGAGATGGGTTTAGAAACTCAACTCAGAGAAAATATTAAACTTGAAACATCAGCACTTAAACTTCAAAGTATCGATAGTATGCTTCGTCAAGAAATTGAAAGGGAAGAGCCTAATATTGAGCTAATACAAGGTGCAATTGAATTAGGAAAAATAACTACCGAAGAAAAAGTTCAAGATTTATTAGAGAAGGAAGCTATTGCACGTATTGAAGAATACGCATTAGCTAATCCAACTAACTTAGCTATTGCTGAAGCTATGTTAGAAGAAGATTTTACTGTTTCAGATTTTATTACAGATCGTCTTGAACGCCGATTAATTATGCAACGTGAAGCACAAAAAATTGCAAAAGATTTTGAAGATACTAATTGGTTTAGTACTGCAATTGATTACCTTGCTTCTATTATTCCTTTAAATAGATTAACTAGTGTTGATGATGCGCCAGGACAATCTGGAAAGTTTATTGAATTATCTGGTACAAAAGTTTATGATATCAGAAATACTTTAATGAATGTTCCTCGAAAAGAATTTGACAAACTTTATCCAGAAATTTATAGACGGATTAAAGAAGACTCTGGATTTATTTCCGAAAACTTAGTTGTTACTAGTCAAATATACCAAGAACTTTTAAGTGTAAATTCCCGTGAAGCACAAATTATGAATGCTTTAGATTTTTTTGATATTAGCACACTTGGTATTGATGCAGTATCTCTTGGCGCTTTAAAACCTATTCAAGCACTTACTAAAAGTTCTTTATTACGTAGGGGTAAAGCAAAAGAATTATCTAAAACTGTTACAATTAACACTTTAGAAAGTGTTGATAACACGACAACACCTAATGCTATTAAAACTTCTTCTATTGATGACGCAATTGAAGAAAGTAATCCGTCAGCAATGAGTACCAAAGATATTGATCCAGTAGATATTAAAATTTCTTCTATGATTACTGAAGAAATGGCAGTGCAAGAGGCTGTGCGTAAGCAAATTTTACGTGAAATTGATGATGTTGGTCGGGTTGATGATTACGATGTTATGGTAACTCAAGCACGTAAAGAAATTTCTCAGCAGTATAATAATATTATTGATTTTAAAGCTATTGAATTAAATAATATTCCATATACAAGTATTCTTGTTGGAAAAAATACATCAGAAGGTTTTTTTAATAAAGGTCTGGCTGCTGCTTATGCTAAACGAAAAGGATATGAAAATTTTGATATTATAAAATCTTTTGATAATCAATTCTATTTAAACTTTACAACTAGAATTGATGAAAAAAAATTTATGAAATTTAATCCAAATGAAACAACTGCCAGTGGTTTTATTTCAAGATTTTTACGGTCCCCTGCTACATTTATGCCAGACTATCTTCAAGGTAGGGCAGAGCAGAGTGGTTTTAAAAGTGCGCGTTTTAAATCTTTAATGGAACCGTTATTAAAACCTATTATTAGTTTAAATAAAAAATCTCGCGAAGCTATACAGGCTGTATATGAACGTGGAAATACTATTTACAATAAACAAACAGGTTCAAGTGGTAAATGGTTTTCTGATAATGAATTTGCAGGACACTTTAAAGAATTAAATAACCGGCTTCCTACAAATGAAGAGCTTTTAGCATATAAAACCCTTAAAAATATTAATGATATTGATTATGATTTTATTAATCACGGTCTATTTATTAAACGGGCAGTAGATGGTTGGATCACTGGGTCTCTCGATGATGTTAATTTATCTGTTAAACCTACAAATATGAAAGAAATTAAAAATTTAGAGGGACTTACAAATATTGTACTTTATGATGTACGTGAAAACGTTATAAAACGTACAAGAAATATTGATGACTTAGCAGAGAGAATTAAAACTGAACAGCTTTATAAATTACAAGAAGCTATTGAAAATGAAGACGGCGTTATTAATTATATTTTAGCGCCAAAAGGAAATGTAAAAGTTGAACCATTACGGTACAATCAAGTACCATACAGGCAAGGTGGTCATCGTGTTTACGACGGTAAGTACTTTGTTAAAATGGCTATGACCAGAACATTAAAAGATGGTACAAAAGTTATCTTAAATCCTAGAACTTTTGCTGTGGGTAAAACTAAAGCAGAAGCACAAGCTTGGGCTAATCGTTGGAACTCAATGTTAGATGGGTATAAAGATTATGTAAATTTAAATAAATCTGGTAAGTCTGAAGAAGCTACTAAACAGTTTAGAAAAATTTTAGATGACCAAGGATGGGAAGATACCATTGATGATTTTATTGAAAGTGTCGAAGAAAATAAAATGAATACTCAAAATCGTCTTGAAGTTGCTTTTGACAAGGAAGAGCCTAGCTATTACGGAACACTACGAGACACAGATGATGTTGTAGATATGCGTGTTGCAATTGCACCGCATGAATCTTGGTTAGAAACTTCTGGGCGTTTGTATTATAGTAGACGGGGTAAACCTCTGAAGGGTATGCAAGAAGAACGTGCCTCATTTCTTGATCCTTTTACAGTTGCACGTAATGCAGTTGAAACAAATATTAATCGTACTGGTTTTATGAATTATCGCATCAATGCAATTAATTCATGGTTAAATACCTACAAAAATTATTTACCAAAAGATGGTAAATCTTCTGAATACCATTTTTGGAATAAAACTCCTTTGGAAAAAGGAAATCCTGATGTCATGAATAGGGCTGAAACTTTACGGCAAACTATTATTCGACAGATTGGTTATAAAACTCCAAGTCAGGAAGCTTATGAACTTGGTATACGGAAGTTTGCAGAGCTGGTTGGTGGTGATAAACCTGGAAAAATACGTGGATGGTTGTCAGAAAAAACAATGGATATGTTTTCAAAAGACCCGATTTCCGCTTTGAAAGGATTTGCTTTTGATTTAAAGCTTGGTTTCTTTGATCCTTCCCAATTAATTATCCAAACTCAAACTGCTGCCGCTATGGCATTTATCGATCCTGTTAATGCTGTAAGATTTATGCAAGACGGAGCCTTTATACGTTATGCTTTGGTTAACCAAGACGAAAGTTTTATAAAAAGTATTTCAAAATATACATCAATGGATGCTGATGAATTTAATTCTTTTATGAAAGTTTTAAATGAATCAGGTATTGCAAATGTCGGTACAGAATTAGTTCATTTTGAAAGAACTGGAGCAGCTTCTATTACTGCATTTGGTAATGCTATTGATAAAATAAAAGATGCTGGTAGATTTCCGTTTTATGAAGCTGAACGATGGAACCGTTTAACTGCCTATAGAAAAGCATGGCATGATGTACGTAAAAATGTAGACTTAAAAGATATGTCCAGTCAAAAAAATCTTGCAGAAATTTCGAGGTTAACAAATAAGTATACATTGAATATGACACGACAATCTGCTGCTCAATGGCAAAGAGGTGCACTGTCTTTAGGTACTCAATTTTTAAGTTACCAAGCGCGTTTTCTTGAGGCGATTCTTCCGGTTGTATTTGGCGGTACTAAACAATTTAGTGCCGTTGAGAAAATTGCATTAGCAGCTTCACAAATGGCTTTGTATGGTGCAGCCGGTGTACCTTTAGGAAGTTATCTGTCTAATATTTATTTTTCAAATCCAGACAACCAAGAATTTACACAGCAAAACCCAGCATTGTACAGGTATGTGGCTGGTGGTTTAATGGATGGAATTATTTATTCCCTTTCTGGCGGTAAAGCTGATGTTGCATTTTCTGAAAGAGCATCAATAGCAAGAGGTTGGGAACAATACGTTCAGAAATTATTCGGTGGTGGCTATGAACCTACAAGCTTTCTTGAAATTTTAGGGGGCGCACCAGTTAGTGTTATTGCAGAGTTTGGATCAGATGTAATTGATGCTTTTCATTTGGTTAATATTGCAGCACATTCTGAACGAGTAGCTGTTACAGATGTCGTAGAATCAGCGGCAAAAGAAATAGCAAATAACGTTGCAACTTTTTCCAGAGCCAGTAAGATGTACTATGGATTAAAATATGGTATGTACTATAGTCAAAATACAGGAGCAGCTTTAACCAAAGTTACTAAACCTGAAGCATTTTTCTTACTCTTAGGTATTCAACCAAGAGATATGGTTGAGATGGGTTTTAATTTTAACAGAGTAAAAGCCCGTGAAGAATTTATTAAAGAAATGGCTAAACCTATTAAGAAGTATAGGGAACAGGCATTCAAAGCTTTTTTCGAAGGAAATAAAAAAGAAGCTGACAGATTATTTAATCTTGCTGCCGCACATTTAAGCCCTTTAGATTCTACAGACAGAGGTGAAATTAGTTCTGCTGCATTTAAAGCAAGTCCTCAGACTTTATTTGAATTATCAAGGGAAAGGCTTTTCCTTAAAACAGGTGAAAAATTACCAGAGTAATGAAGGTATAAAACAATGGCAATACAACAACAATTAAGTGATATTTCTATAACTGAAACAGTTAAAGCTCCAAGTGGTGGATACTCTGTTCCAACTGCACAGACAGGTACGGCCCAGGTATTTTCTGGATTAAGTGAACTACTATCTGTTGCAGATAAGGGGATATCTTTATTTGAAAAAGTTGATACAAAATATGCTGTTGAAGATTTTAATAAAAATCTTACAGGCATTATTGAATCTCAATCACAGAAAAGTATTACTGCAAGTGAGGCAAGAACAAGGGTAAATAATTTAATTGTTCAAGCTTCTAAAGATAGGCCAGAACTTTTACAAACTTTCATTCAAGCAACGGAACAAGCTTATGGTGCAGTACCTTTTAAAACAGAACGTTCTGCTCAAGAAGCAGAGAGACAACAAGCTATGCAAACGGGGTTTGCGGTATTAGGTGGCGATGCTACTCCTAGAGACGCTGAAAACAAAGGAAGAGAGATTCTAAATGCTAAAGCAAAAGCAGCTGTAGCTCAACAGCAACTTGAAGCTCTGGTTCGCAATAAACAAATTTCTAGCTCAGCCACCGTTTCTGCTGGAATTGAGGCTGTTAATGCAGTCATTGAAAATAATTCCTTATTAGGACTGTCTAGTTTAGGACTAGAAATTGGAAGAAGCGCATCAAATTTAGATGAGAAAGCTGCGGCAGATACCGTTTTTTCTGGAGTCCGAAATTTAATTCAACAAACAGAATTAGAAGTACTCCAAACTATTAGGTCCGTTACTGATCCTGAAGCTAGGGAAAAAATTTTAGAGTCATGGAACAGACAGAAAGAGACTTTTAACAATATTTTTAATCCTGAAACTGGAGCATTAGATTTAAAATCAACAAATGCATTTTATCAGGCAGCAAAAGCTCAAGCTGGATATAGTGCTGTACAAAGTTTTAATCTCCTATCTCAAATTAAAGAAGTTCTAGGACCAGAAGCTACTGGAAAATTCATGAATACGATTCTAATGGAAAATCCACAGACTCAAGGCGCATTTCTAAAAATGCTGCAAGAACAGGCTTTAAATCTTGTACAAGGAAATACTGTTGGTCAAAATAGAATTAACAATATTTTTAAGATTGCAACAGATAAAAATGCTTCTAAAATATTAGCCCTTGATCCAAATGCAAGGTTCACTGAACTTTCGTCGATGGGGAATAAAATGTTAAGTTCAATGACGGCAGCTACTGGACAAAAGTTTACCGATGTCAAACAAAGTGAAAATGCTTTGTCATTGAGTATTAATTTATCAAACATTGCCATATCAAATTTAACAAGACCGGAAAATATTAATGTTGCGGCAAAGCAATTTAGCAATCCGCAATATAAAGTTATGTTTGATCGCATTAAAACCACACCTGGTCTAGAAGAAGTTGCAAATGAAGCAGGGCAGAGAATTAGTGTTCTTGCTAGTAAAAATATTTTTGAACAATTAAATCAACTTCAGGGAAACCAAACTACTCCACTAAATAAAATTGTTTCATACAATGCAGAGACAGGTAAATTAGTTGTTGAATCTGATTCAAGAATTGTCAGTGATTTATTAGGATATCGAGGTGTTGGTGCTATTTCCAATGCCACAAGTGCTATTAATAAAGCTAAAGAGTATGTTGATAATGTCAATTCAAGTTTAAATTTATTAACTAATTTTAAAGAGTATGATTCTGTTACAAAAAATATGACCGATAACAAAGTTAAAGAGTTTATTCTATTTAATGCAAAGCAAAGTATAGGTAATGGGTTATTAGAAAACTCTAATATTTCAAAACCAACAGTTACTGGTTCACCGGCAACTATTACTGAAGGTGGTTTAGCATATAAACCAACTAGGAGAACTCAATTGGTTTCAAAACTTGCACAATTAGAAAGGCAAGTAGGTAAAAAACTAAAAGAAAGTAGACAACGTATGATACCTTTTAATAAACCATTAAATGATGCGGGGGATGGTACATTATAAATGGCTGAAATGATGCAAGATTTACCGGCACTCAATAATTTCAGTGATTTTGAACAGGAATATGAAATTGTTCAAATTCAGGAACATCCTTTACATGGACTTTTTTCTGTTGAAGTTCCAGTTAATTATACTGATGATGAAGTAAGAAGCTATGTAAATACTCTTGACCTTGATTTATTGCTTGGTTCTGATAATAAACAACCATTGGCTGGTTCTTCTGGTGAAGATACTTTAAATACAGAACAGTTAAAAGAATTTGAAAACTCTGTTGGTGCTGGTAAACGTGGAGAAAAATGGTTTAAATTTTCATCACTTGAAGGTGGAACAGACAGCATTGCCTATGGACATAAACTGACCAGTTCAGAGGCAGAGTCTGGATTGATTAAGATTGGTAACGATGAGGTAGATTATCGAAAAGGATTAACAGAAGATCAGGCACAGGCTTTGCTTAATCAGGATGTTACACTGGCAAGGAAGTTTGCCATGGCTTCTTTGGTAAAGGTTGGGTTAGAAGGAGATGATAATAAAGTCCAAGCTCTGACTAGTCTGATCTATAACGTTGGCTCTGGAGCTTGGAGTAATAGTAAAGCAAAGAAGTACCTTGAGTCTGGCAGGGTAGAAGACTTTATGTATGAGGCTTTTTCTGAGGAGGTTGGCTTTGTTAAAATCGGTGAGGATAAAAGCCGTGGACTAGTACGAAGAAGGGCTGCTGAAGCACAATTGTTTGCTCAATCAAATCTATCAGAGACGAATAGCTTTGGCAACATGATGAAAGATGTACTCAAAAAGATTAATCCTCTTAGTAGTGCCGTTGCTGCTGAAGTTACTCCTCAACAACAAGAGCTTAAGCTTGGTGGTCTTACTCCTCCACGTAAACCGATGATAGTCAAGGTACAGGACAAAACAATTTTGGCTGATGCAGTCACATCTGCTGTCGGTGCTGGTATTATTCCTTCTGAGTACAGAGCGTTTTTATCTGACATCTTTGGAGTTGATGATGGCAAATTAAGAGATGCTAACTACTTTTCACAAGATGAATTAACCGCATTGAGAGGTGTTGTTAAAAAGGCACACTCTAGACTTGGCGGGACTGAGGGAGATATTGATTACGACAAAGATTACGTTGGTGGGCAGAGTACTGTAAGGAGTAGCAGATGGGATATCTTTTCTGGAGGGGCCGAAGAGTCTATTAAAAAGACAATTGGAGACATGACATGGAAGATTAAGGATGGGCGTGTCATCGTTGAAGATATGTACGACTTCAACGATGCCCTTCCTGAAGATACCCCTTGGTACAAACGAATGGAACATGTGGCAAAATGGGGGGCCGCTATGGCGGCAGGAAAATCTGGTCTCTATGGATTTCTTAGGTTTGGGATTGGCTCTGCTTACGGGTCTCGTCCCGGAGAAGGCGCAGCTTTCTTGATTGACTTAGGCACAGTAGAAGAAGTATTAGGGTCAAAACAGGATGAATAACTACAAATAACCAAACATTAATTTCTTTATAAGACATATTAAGAAACGGTGCTATCCAGTAAAGAAATCTAACGCAAAGATCAAATACAATATCCATGACTACATCTTCTACTTATGTCTCTATTAAATATCTTTCCTTTTAGTTTGTTAACTAATTTAGTAAGTGCAGAAAATTCTGCAAACGGGAGTCTATCAATGGGAATACCTTTTGAATTAATTACTATGCTTGGTTCAGGACTTATGTCTGGTCTCATGACAATGTGGAGCAGAAGTCAGGAAGCAAAGCAACAAGCTTTTGATAGGGCAATTACAGGGTTAGCTGCTCAACGTAAAGCTAT